CTTCGATTCCTTTATCTGTGACACAGCACGGCGGTGTTTTTCCGTCTGAAGCACAGGTAAGCCAGTGGATAAGCTCCATCGATTACTCTTTTCTAGCTATGGCTGCAGTAGCCAAGCTTGATGCGAGTTTCGATGCCTTAACATTCTTCGTGGAGCTAAGGGAAGTACCTAAAATGCTTCTCGGCATCTTAGGGAAACTCCTATCGCTTCTCAAGAATCCAAATGCGATGAAAACCGCAAATGGTTGGCTCGAGATACGGTATGGTTGGCGACCCCTCATTGATGACATGCAGGCTATCTATGAATTACTCATGGAAGAGCCTGAACCGAAGCCGTTCTACCGAGCGACTGTCGGTGCTTCTTACTCTGATACAAAATATCAGGAGAAGTCTGTCGTCCCTACAGGGTCTTGGAAGGGAGTTGAATCGGTGTCACACACTGCCTCCGTTTCTGGACGCGGGCGTGTGATTTCGAAGATCGCTCCTCCAAGGGTGTCATGTAACCCCGTCATCACGGCATGGGAAGCAATTCCCCTAAGCTTTGTGATTGATTGGGTCGTTAGCGTGGCAGTCGCACTTAGAGCTATTTCTGGCTCTAATGTTCACACGGACATGCTGACCTCCTATGGTTACTTGATTGAGATTTCGTCAAGTTTGGAGGTTACCGGTTCTGGCCAAAATGGCTTTACCGGAAGTGTGTCCACGCAAATAGGCGGTTACGACCGACGTTCTTATCGCGGTCCAATCGGTGTTTCATACATACCAACGTTTAATCTAAAACTTGATCTTGCTAAGATCTTTGATCTTATAGCGCTGATCATGCAGAGAACACGTTGAATTACCTCTTTTGGAGATAAACATTATGGCCGCAATGGTCACAACCCTCAAAGAGTTTTCCGATACCGGAAACTCTCGGACCTTCTCTTTAGCCGCGCACTCAGTGGCGGAGCCAAGGTTGGTCATTCAGAAGCGCACTGTACCAGCTACTGTTGACTCTGTTGCCGAAGACAGCGTTAAGGTTGTCTACGGAACGAACGATACAGCTGGTGTGGCACTCTCTTCGAAAGTGACTTTTGAGATATCTTTCCGTCGCCCTGTTAAAGGTGATACGGCTGACGTTGCTTCGGCTCTCGCGCTTTTGCGCGAAATCGTAGCAAGTGACAACTATTCATCCGTTGTCAATAGTCAGCAGTGGTTGCAGAACTAGCAACCGCCTGTAAGATAGCTCTAGCTACCATGTAATATGGAGCGTTAACTCATATGAGTAACAAAGTCCCTGACGCGTTCGAAGTAGCGCGTTTGTTTCTCGAAGACGCCCGTTCAGTGGTGGATCCTACTGTCTTTGCCAAACTACACGGCGCAATTCGCGCCAAGCATTGGCAGCAAGTCCTCCACGTGACCGATGATTATCGATTGTCATCGAATACAATCGACCAGTTTAACTTCTGTTCCCAGATGTCAGCTCTTTTCAAAAAGAATACTGACTTTGAGGACAAAGCCATTTGCACTGACGCGGCACGCTCTTCTTTTGAACGTGCTGAACGTCTGTGCAGAATAACGAATCGCAGGCTCGACTGGTTTTACAGATATCCTGAACGGATGCCTGATGACCTTAGAGCGAAGATTCTAGTCGCAGAGCGTTTTATTTCAAACGTTCTCGGCGATACTGGTGATTTTCTCAGAAGGATTCCTGAGAATATCAAAATCACTTCGGGCGCAACTAGTGACCAGCCGAGGGAGAAGTCTAAGCCTTACATGAAAATACGTAAGACTTATGCATGTACCCCTAGGTGTGAGCCTTATGTGCGGTCGTTGGTCAAATTCCACACAGGTGGTGAGCCAAAGATCGTTCATAATCAAGCGTCACGTGTGACGCTTGTTCCGAAGACGTCTCTGACGTATCGAACTATTGCCTGCGAGCCTATAGGGAACTTACCCTTCCAGCTAGCAGTTGATAGACACCTTAAAGAGAACCTTAAAAGGATCTCTGGTATCGATCTAAGAGACCAGACTACGAACCAGAAAATGGCCAGAATTGGCTCATTGGACGGTAGTCTTTGCACCATCGATTTAACGATGGCGTCCGACACTTTATCCTACAACACAGTAGCTATGTTACTTCCAAGTGACTGGTTGCGGTTGTTGGACGATTTAAGAACTCCGTGCTATAAGGGATGCTTTGGAACCGGAAGGTTCTCGAAGTATTCCTCTATGGGTAACGGGTTTACATTCTCGCTAGAGACGCTCATTTTTGCGTCCTTTTGCGAGGCCGTCGGCAGCAAGACTTACTCTGTTTATGGCGATGACATCATTCTTGAGTCATCGTTATATGATGAGATCGTAGCGTTACTGCGCTGGTTCGGTTTTGTGCCGAACTTGCAAAAGTCCTTTTCAACAGGGCCCTTCCGGGAATCCTGCGGAAAAGATTACTATCATGGAGTTGACATTCGGCCCTTTTATCTTAAGGGGTCGCCTGGCAATGCCTATGACATGTGCCATTTTATCAATGGCATTGTAGGTATTGCTTTGCCCGAAGGAAAGTTATGGAGCCGTATGAAGAGACTCGTTAAAACTGAGAGACTTCACATTGTTCCATTCAACGAGAGTTCGGGCAGCGGAATCTTTGTCCACCCGCACGACGCCTACAAAATGGGCGTTATACGTGCTGTTGGTTGGATTAATCGCTTCCGCGGTTACGTCTGTCACAGCAAGCCTGCATACCATTATGGCATACAGAGCTATCTTTTGTGGCACTTACGTGCTTACGGTCGAAAAGACCGCGAACAAGAGACCCACTGTGATGTCTTTGCAATACAAAGACTCAGACGTAATTTGCCCATTCCTAGGTGTGATATCGTCGGAAGACGAATCAACGCCGAAGGTGACGCAGTAACTACTTCGGAGGGTCAAAGTGCGGCAATAAAGGTCCGTACGAG